GTATGATATTTCTAGTTCTTTGATAGACGTTTCCACAATTTTACATATTTCCTCGTGAACCTCTGTTAAAGATTGATTAGCGTTCACAATTTTCCATGTTTCATCTTGAAGTTGACGATAGTTCGCTTTAGCAAGCGTTTGCGTTGGAACATTTTCATAACGTTCAACACCAAATCCTTCCCTGTTTTGAAGAGATGAAGGATCGCTATCAAGAAAAATAACCACATCTGGTTTAATAATTCCTACATCTGCTTGTTTACACCATTCTATATCCATAAGCGGTTTTGTGGCGGAGAATGCAACACCGGAATATGCATATCGATCGACAATTAAGTTAATACCCTCTAACAACTTGTTAGCCATATTTGTCATCAATTCCCACCTGTTTGCTGAAAACAAAAGATGTAACGCATGATCCGACAAATCAGCTTTATTTTCTAAATACTTGTCTAATATGTTGCCAATAGCAGTAGATCTGTTAGGAAAACGAATGCTTTCTACAGGTAGCCCTTGTTGATGAAATCTTTGCACAAGTTTTTGACACTGGGTTGTTTTACCCGACCTATCACACCCTTCAAATACAATTAAAATTCCTCTTGTCATTTTATAGTTATTTATTTGAATATGATATTTCTATAGAAATATCATATTTTGTTTGGAAACGGGTTTTGACTGATGGTTGAGAAGTATTAGACATCTTAAAGTTCTTCATCTGTTGAACATTCATCATCTTGCGGGTCAAGATCTAGACAGAGCCCTATAATTTGGTTTTTCTTCCTCAAAACATAATAACGAAGATAAATAGAGACCAATTCAGGTTCAATCTCTACAACGGCTCCTTTTTCAGAAACATGCATTCCATACGACCCAACACCACCCGAATATTTATTAAAAAATACATCATGAGATGTTTCATCAGATGGTACTTGTTCCGTTTCAAAAACCCCTACAAATGCTCGATCTATAAGAAGTGAAGTTTTACTACGAACCCATTTCTGATATTTAAGTTTTCCTTGTTTATCCTGTTTGAACCAATCTAAATTGACTATATAAAGTTTTTTATAGAGTTTACCAAAACAAACGTAAGTTCCTTTCTTGACATTATTTTCGATTACTACATCTTCATTGTCCGTAAACCATTCCCAAATTGGTTTGATAGTTATAGATCCAGATGTGATTTCAAAACGATTAAAGTTGTCAAGGCTTGACATTTAGTTATTTTTTATAGTTTAATTTCTATAAAAAATCAAATTTTGTAATTTTGTAATTTTTCGAACATAAAAACGAACTTTACTCTTCGTCTATTGAATCTTCATCATCATATGGTTCAAGATTCACATAAAATCCAACAATCTCATGATGAAACCATAAGACTGAATATCGAAGCGTTGTGAAAAGCTTTACAACAACCCCTTTTTCAGAAACATACATGGGCTTGTTTTGTATCATCAAATTCATGAAAATTTCGTCAAAAAAAACCTCGTGAGAGTCTTCATTGTCTGGAATTTTACTTATGTCGAAAACTCCTATATAATCGTGTTCACCATAACTGTCAAGAAAAGTATTTTCTCGGAGAATCCATTTTTGGTCTTTTAACTCTCCTTGTTTGAGGTGTTTGAACCATTCTTCGTTGACTACATATAGGTTTTTATGTGGCTCAACGAAGCATAGATATGTCCCAATCTTTACACGAGCTTCATAATGTTCTTTTTCCACAAACAAGATCGGACATTTGATGAGAACGTGTCCAGATGTGATTTCGAACCGATTAGAAATATCAAGACTTGACATTTAACGATTTTTTATAGTTTAATTTCTATAAAAAATCAAATTTTGATTTATATTTAATTGGATTTGATAAATTCTTCGTTTGATTTACCTTTTATTGGTGCTTGCAGGTTCCCAAAGCTGTAAAACAGCATCTTCATCATCATCATATGGTTCAAGATTCACATAAAATCCTATAATCTGTTTTTTATTTATCAAAACAGAATAACGAAGCGTGCACGACCCTTCAAGATCTGCAACAACGCCTTTCTCGGAAACAAACATCGATCTGTTTTGCATTGACAAAACATCGTAAAGTTCCCAATAAAAGTCTTCGTGAGACTTTTTATCAGCTGGAACTTGTTCCGTTTCATAAACCCCTACATATCCTCGATCCATATCAAGAAGATTATTTTCTCGAAGAACCCAATTTTGGTCTTCGAGATCTCCTTTTTTCTCATTGGTAAACCATTCTAAATTGACCACGTATAGAGCTTTATATTGTTCGACAAAGCTGATATAGGTTCCTTTTTTTACATCATTTTCAACCGAACCTTCGGTATCAAACCAACGCGGGCATTTGATAGTTGCAGATCCAGAAGTGATTTCGAACCGAGTAGAGATATCAAGACTTGACATTTTTCGTTTAATTAGTTTTTTTACATGAATAAATCATGTAAAAAATCATATATTAGCTTTTGAGAAGTGCTGCCGGGTCTTTGACATAAAATTACAGCGGAAAGGTATACCGCGTTTTCTGAGACATTTCTTATTACCGCCTATGGCGGTGGATTTCATGTTTCTTAATAGTAATCAAAAGACGACAGATTACAAATTCATCAAAATTTGAAATTTTCTTGGGTAAAACAATTTGTTAAATAATAAATATGGATCAACCAACTCCTCTAGAGACTTTAAATAGCAACCTTGAATATCAAGAATTGTCATGCGCTCTAAAAGAAGATTGTGACCGTAGCGCCTTCGGCGCCGCCAACGGGCGCTTCGCGCCCGTTGGTAGCACCGCATGTGTCGTAGGCGGTAGCCACTCCGCTGAAGGCTTCGCCACCAGGAGCGAATCTCCTGGTAGTAAAAAATATATGTGTTGCAAGGTTATTCAAAAAATTTACAAACTGTTGAATAAACCACCTTTTAATCCCGAAAAAATTTTTTTATCATATAGTAAATTACCAAAATTTGCTGAAAATATTCCTAAAAATGTTAAAGAATATATAGATGAAAAGGCAGACAGCCCTCAGTACATTAGAGCTGCCATAAGAAATAATCATGAATCATGTTTACACGAACTGTTGAGGTTCACCTTTGAACCAAGCTTATCTATAAAGACGTGTATAAGATATGAAAGATTTAATTTTTTACTTTTATTTCATAAGCAATGGGAGGAGGATAGGGGGTGGTGTGGAAATTACATTAATGTTCATTCAATCGAACATTTTGACATGGAAACAGATGATACGTTTACTGATACAATTATAGACAGTTCGGTTTATGATGGAGAACAGATACATGAACTGTCATATGCTGTATTGTGTGGGTCTCACAAGGTTTTACCAATATTATTGAATTTTCACGCGCGTGAAAACGATAACTGTTCAGTAGAGGAAGAAGACGAGGGAAACCCTCTTCATTTGGCGATTATAAAAAATGATGTGTATTCCGTAATATTGTTCGCCGAACAAGGGTATTCAATTCATAAAAAATATATAAAAGATTACATGAAAACTTGTTCTCCGGAAGAAAAAAATAATATAATTTTTGTATTAAATAAATTTAATAAAAATTTATAACAAGCGTTTGATGGTATTTAAATTTCCACTTCTTTAAGATAAACAATTCATAACAATTATTTGTTATGAATATTTCATTTAAATTTTTATTTTGCTTATAAAAATATATTTTAGTTTTTGAGAAATGCTGACGGGTCTTTGCCATAAAATTGCAGCTCCAAAGACTATCATATTTTATTAATTATTATCGCTTTGATAAATTCTTCGTTTGATTTACATATATTATATCTGGTGATGTCTCTGGTGGGTCAAACCTCCGTTCGGTAGGCGCTTCGCACCCGCCAACATGGCCGGAGGTCATGTTGGTAAAGGTCCATCTCGTTTGTTAAGTAATTCGTCTCTAATTCTTTCATAAAAAGAAATATCTGAATTTAACTTTAATAACCCTTTTGAACCGAAATTACACAATTCTACTGTAGCCTGTATAAGACGTTTTTTAGTTACACCTGTGCCGTTAGTAGAATAAAAACAACTCGTTGGATATGATATTTCTGGTAATGTATAAGAATATGTTAAAAATAAACATGCATAAAATATAGTTAAAACATCTGCGGTAGCGCCTGTTGGTACAATAATTGGTTTATGTTTATTAGAATGAGAACGTTTTTTATCTTTGAATAAGAACTGTTTATGAAAAGTTTTTAACAAATAATAAAAAACAACGGAGTTTGTTTCGATACTAAAAAAACACCCTGTTTCTGCATCACTCCATCCTATGTTTTTAAGATAATTATCAATTTCGTCAATTCTGCTACCATAATCATTTTTTGTCAAATCACACCCTTTAAAAATTTTATTAATATAAGTTAATAAATGTTCTCGTATATTCATTTGAGCCTTTAATTAAAAAATTGAACCAACATTCATCAATTTCAAAGTTTGCAAAAAGTACAAGATACAAAATTAAATTAGAGATGACCGTTTTTAACTGCTCAAAATCAGTTTATAATATACACGAATTTTATTTGGATTTTTAAATTTATTGTTGATTAAGAGTTTAATTTATCCCAGTTTTCATACATAAATTTGCATTTAATACCATTTGTATTTCTCTTCTTCGTTTAATTTCATTGCAAAAATAATCGCAAATATAAAGAACGATTTTTTTATCACTCATTTTAAACAAATAATATTTCTCTATATAATTGACTGAAGAAGTTTTTTATTACCGATAGGGCGCGAAGCGGCCACATTCTAAGGTAAAAAATTGAATTTTATTTTAGAATCGAAATGACTAAAAAATTAGTTCAAGATGCAACAGAATATTGATACAGAAATAAATGTTTTATCATCAAATTATCAATCTTTATCTTTTAGCCAAAAGATTGACGAAGGTGTACCGCCTTCGGCGGCGCCAACAGGCGCTTCGCGCCTGTTGGTAAGAAGCGGAAATAATTCCCTTTCGGGAGCGACTGCCGAGAAATTTTGTAAAGAATGCACTGTTGTTCGTGCCAGTCAAAATTTAAGAGATAAATACTGTGCAGAAGACATGTCTTACTTGTTAGCAGCAATAAAGACAGGAAGTCGATTGACAGAAGAACTTCTGTTTCATGCAATTAAAACTAACAATTATGAAACTTTTGCTTATGCACTGAAACATAAGTTAATTAAAACTGACACTTATGAGACTTATAAATGGGGTGAAAAATCTAATTGCGTTCTTAAACACATTTTACTATATGAAAACTTACCATTCATCAAAATTGCTTTGGAGAATAAAATTCATATAGATGAATATTCTCGACAGGTAATAGAACGGAGCAGAGATCAAGAAAAAATAAAAAGTTTTATATTGTTCTCGCCTCATTGCCCGAATAAAAAAAATCTATCATGTTGGACCCCTGGATGTAAATCAACTATAGACGCTGCACGAAACGGACATGTTTCTTGTTTACAATTTCTTCTTGAAAATGGATTAGAATGGTTCACATCTTGTAGCAGCATGGCTGCAAACAAGGGGCATTTAGATATTTTAAAATTTGCAGTTGAGAAAGGATTGCCTTTAGCTAAAGAATTTGCATGTGGCTCTGCTAGTGCAACTGGTAAACTTGAGTGTTTAATGTTTGTTCATGCTAACGGGTGTAAAATTACAAAACATACAATAGAGCATGTTTACGGTGTCCCTTGCATGCAGTATCTTATTGTTCACATGTCGCAAAATTTACGGAATAAAATTTGTGCAAAAGCTAATGCATCTTGGTTAATGGCGGCGATAAAAACAAAAAGCAAACTGACATACAAATTCTTTTATCAAATAATCAAAAAGAACAAACACTCTTTTTTGAAATACGCTGTAGAAAATGGAAGTGGTCAAGAATGTTCTGAAAAAATACTTCTTTTCTCCATACAGAAAACCCGCCTAGAATGCATTAGAATTGCTATAGAAAATAAAATTAATATAAGTGAAAGATGTCGTCAAGAAATCGAAAACAGTCCTCGAAAAACAGAAATTCTTGAAATAATAAATCATATTAACCGTCCAGAACTTACAGACGAAGAACTTGCAAAAATTCCTGAAGACGATCTTTGTATCATTTGTTACGGTGCAAAAATTACTACGGTTTTATACCCGTGTCAACATAAAATTTGTTGCCTTAGTTGTGTAAGTAAAATTCTCGCATCTGACGGCGTGTACACGGAGGCGCAGCGCAAGACGTGTCCAAAGTGTCGTGAACAAATCGTGGCTTATTGCTTCTCTGAGAAACCCGGACATTTTGTGCTTAGTGGATGTTAACAACAATTTTTAATACCACCGAAGGTAGCCACTTCGCGGCCGCCAACAATGGCCTCCCGCCATTGTTGGCGCCCACCCAAAGGG